TCCCTTGCTCCGTGACTTCGTCAGCCAGCTCTATGACCTGAAGAAGGAAGAGGCCTCGGCCAAGGAAGACCGCAAGGATCTGGTCGAAGAAATGAAGGCCAAGGACCTGCCGGTCGCCGCCATGCTCGCTCTGCTGAAGCGCGATGACGAGAAGGTCGAGGGTCAGCTGGAGGCCCAGCGGAAAGCCGGAGCGATCCTTGGCATCACCGTCTATACCGAGGTCGATGAGGAGGAGCTGGCGGTCGATGAGGCCGAGGTGATCTTCGCCAAGGATCGGATCAACGCGATCCGCGAGACTGATGCTGACCTGGAGCGGATCAAGAAAGAGATCAAGGACAAGCTGGCCGAGGTTAAGTCGGCGGGCTTTGTAACAAAGGTCGTCACGCTGCTCGTCGACTTCCGCCTCGACCCCGACAAGCGCGAAGCCTTCTCGACCAACACCCTGCTGGTCGAGAAATACCTAGAGGCCTGCGGCACCTAGGGCATCACGGAGTAAGCCCCAAGTGTTGCGTCCCGAGGAGGCAGCTACAGCCTGCCCATCGAAGATGCTGACACTTGCGGGCAGGCTGCTGTTGCCTGCGCTGTCGACGACCACGACCCAATAGGTCAGGTTACCCACACTGGCCTCAAAGAAGCTGGTGAAGGTCCCGGTCTTCGACCCGATCAAGGTCGAACCGACGAAGTTTGGCCCCTTGTAGATCGTGTAAGACACGATGGGCAGCTTCCATGAAGGCGTGCCCCAGTTCAGTTGGATGGTGTTGCCGTTGACCAGAACAGATACAGTCGTCGGTGGTGGGGCGTCGAGCGAGACGTTCTCAATCCCCGGCGTGCCTGCGTTGCCCCCCACGTCCACTGCCGTCACCGAGAAGGCCAAGTTGCCTGTCCCTGATGGATCGAGGGCGCTGATGACGGCTTGTGAGAAGACTGTGCTCTTGGTGCTACCCAGGAGCGTTCCATTGACCGAGACCAGATAGTGGTCGATGGTCAATCCAGTCTGGCAGTTCCCCCAGGTGATCACCACGTTGGCTCCGACGAACTGGCTGCTCAGGGTCGGCTGCGCGGGAACCGGGATCGCGGAGACTACCGAGACGGCATTCACGCTGGTGTTGCCGAGGTAGTCGACGGCCTGGATCCAGAAGGTGATGCCACCGGCAGGGGCAATGCCCGTGCTGTAGGTGGTCGAGGAAAGGGTTGCCAGGGCGGTGGCAGTAGCGAAGATCGGCCCGTACCAAAGCTGGTAGAGGTTGGTATCGATGTCGGGGACCGGTCGCCAAGTCAGGTTGATCCCTTGAGGCGTGACGCTCGCCACAAAGTCAGTGACATCCGAAGGCGGATCCTTCGGGTTCAGCACGGTGAAGGTGTCGGTCCTCACCGAGGTAAGTGCAGCCATGTTCCCCAGGAAGGAGATCGGCAGCACCTTAAAGTCGAAGACGCCCGGTGGTACGTTGGCGACCTGATTACCGTTGGTCAGGGCCAGTTGGCTGTAACCCCCATTGCCCGGCATACCTGTCGGGCGGTACCAGACCTGGAAGTCGCCCGAGTAATATTTATAGAGCGTCGGGTCGAGCACCGGCTCGACGATCAGATAGAAGGTCTTGCTCCGCCAATCGAAGGTTTCTGATAGGGCAACCGAAGTGGCTCCAGGGACAAAAGTCGGGCTCTGCATGGTTGAGTAATTGATCGTCGGCAGAGTGATGAGGGTGTCGGCCTCATACCACTTGTTCCGGTTGATCTCCATGCAGTCGATCTGGAAGTTGTCGGGGCTGCCATCGCTCTCGGTGATCTTCAACACACGGAAGGGTTTGGACACCCCCATCGTCCCGCCGATCTCATAGACCGTGAAAACCGCGAACTCGGGCGTGAAGGGTGGCAGCGGGTACTGGGAGGTCAGGGTGTAATTATAGCCGGTCATTGTAGCAATCAACGGCATATCGACGATGCCCGAGGGCATGTTGAACTGGATGCCGTACTGCCCGCCAGCCTCCAGATAGATCGGGTCGCGCAGGTAGATGGTGGTGCCTAAGAAGCTGGAGACGCGCCCCGTGACCCCATAGCCCAAGTCATCGTCGCCGATCAGGATGACGTCGAAAGGCTTGAGCCCTTGGGCCTGCCGGTTGGTGCGGAACGAGACCAGCATCGTCTCGGTCGTCGCCGTAATCATCTTATAGGTCGCCCGGCGGATCGCCTCGGCAGCATCGGTACAGCCGACCGCGATGAAGTCGTAGTGAATGCGACCGTTCTGAGCAATCAGCGTATCGTTGCTGATCAGCCGCTGATCCTCGTTCCAATCCAGATCCGGGTTGATGAAGGTGACAGTGATGTCGTTGTACTGACTGGCGATATCCGTGAAGGAATAGTTGAAGTCGTCGATGATGTTTTCGCGGGTAAACAAGGCGACGGCTTGCTCATCCTTGTCGACGGCCAGATAGGCAGTTCCGTTCTGATCAGTGTAAAACACTGCATTGAACGACCCCGCCATATATTTGATCTGCTCCTGGACCGAGCGGGCATCTGAAATTATGGTGTTGAAGGTATAGCGGGCTGACCCATCGGCCAGCGGGCCGTCGCACCATTGCCCTGCTTCATAGACTGACCATTTGTCCATGGTGATCGGGGTGTAGCGCGACAATCCATAGCGCGTGTTGGTCACCAGATCGTAGGTGCACCAAGCGGGGTTGTCGGTCCACGCCATCTTGAAGGTGCCGTCCCAGACGCCCGTGTAAGTCCGGGCCACCGGGTCATAATTGGTCGGCACCTTGACAATCGCCATCTTGTAGATGCCGCTGAAGTCAGGCATCGACGAGAACTGACTGGAAGCCTGCCCATAGAGCTGGACGCAAACCGTATCAGGGAAGGTGTAGGTGCCCGCCTGGACCTGCTGGAAGCTCTCCCAAGTGGTGTCGGTGAAGATGGTCGCCCCGTCACTATTGACGGATAGCTTGGTGACCTGGATGTCCCAGGAGGTATCGAGGGCCAGGATTGGGAAGCGCATCTGGCGGACATAGGTCGACGTTGTCTTGCCGCCGATGCTGAAATTGCTGATAGCCAGAGCCGACGCGGCGGCATCCCAGCGAGACTGTAATGCTACACTCGACAGAAGATTGCCATGGCCGTTGGCCCTGGGGGTTGCCGACTGGGCGGACCCATACTGGAACTGCGCCACCATCCCAGCGAGCTGAGTAAAGTCGACCCAGTTGTTGCAGTTGGTCGGCTTCAGCAAGACCCGAAGGGTCAAGGTGTTGGCAAAGGTACCATTGCTGTTCTCAAGGTAGAGTGCCTCGATATCGAGGCGTAGGTCGATATAGTCGAAGTCCGAAGTGCTGCCATTGGTGGTTCGAGTGCAGGGGTCGAGATAGAGGAGTGCCGTCCCCACCGAAGTGCTGTCCGAGGAGCCACCGAGGGCCGGGGTGATGACATAGTTCGGACTGTCGTCACCTTCAAAAAAGTTGAGGGTGAAGTTGAGGAAATTGGGGGTGCCGTCCGAGGCGACCAACTGAGTGTCGCCGATGTAAAAGGAGTTGGCATTGTTCTGCAACCCCTCCCAAGGCCCCTCCCCCAAGGCGATGATCGTCTCGAAGGTATCTTGGGATCGCAGGCTATCCGGCGTGTTGGTCGCCGAGGACGATCCTCCTGAGCTGCCTCCACCGCCGGCCCCTTGAAAGAGACGGCTCACTGGTAAACCCCATATTTATTGAAGACCGGGACCGCTCCCGTGGGCGCGGTCGGGGTCGTCGAGGGGGTCGCCAGAGACATATCCGTGGCCTCGATATCGGCAGAGAGGATCTGCCCGTAGACCCGGAACATTCCATAGCCGATGGGGATCGGCGTGCCGATCTTCGTGGTATTCTGGGGAGTGCCGAGGTAGAGGCTTTCGGCGGGGCCAGAATTGGTGTTGTTCTTGGGGCTTGGTGAGACCAGGGCGAGGATGCCGCCGAGGATCATGGAGGCACCCATCATACCCACCATGTACGCGCCATCTTCCGTTAATATTGATGACGCCCCCCCGGTGTACGGGCTTAGGAGGATTGCAGCCACGATAATCACCACCCCCACGATAATCTGAAGGATGCCTCCCGACTTCCCACCCGCGAAGGCCGGGATCAGGTGCAACTCTTCGACATCATCCCCGAGCGGCGAGCGCATGGCGTCAAGGCTGTCGAAGCCGACGCAGGCAATACGATGGCGACCGGTCTTCGGATTAGGGTGCAGCGCCCGCCCGGTCACGACGCAGAGGGCCTCGATAGCCTCGACGACCGTCTCAACAGCCAGCTCAATCGACCCGGGGATCAGCTTCTTGAGGTAGCCATGCAGAATAATCCGACGCTTCATCTTTAATCACCACTCCAGAGGCAGCAACATGATAGCAGGACACCCCGTCAATTCCAATGATCAGGTGACGAAACTCGGGCCAGTCCTTGAACGCCTGAAAGTCTTCGTCGGATAGATTACTAGTAGTATCGGGATGCGTATGAAACGTAGCTGATATTTTATCTTCATATCTGAGAATATCTTCTGGACGAACAACGAAGCTGTCACGCGGAGAAGCAGACACATTCTGAACCTCAATGATCTCCCCAGTGCCGAGGATGAAACCGACGCGCTCATTGCCGTGTTGTGTATAGAAATCAAGGAGTGGCATTGGAAAGCTCCAATTGACGCCTCTTATGAGGGGGCAAAAGATCCATCAGATCGACTTGCTTCGGGGCGACATCCTCGATCCTGATATCCTTGTGCCGTAGCACGGCCACCGTCTTGTTCCGCCATGCCCCGGCATAGGGGATCTTCTCGGACATCCGACCGATGAAGTGGTGGAGGATGTTGCCGTCGCCGAGATTGATGGCAGCATGGCAGGCGACCCGCGCGCCGATGGCCATTAGGAATGCGTCCCCTGGACGCCAGTCACGAGGGTGGCAGTCGATGGGGCGGAACCCCTCGGCGTAGAAGTTCTCCATGTAGAGGTCCTGGGACAGGTTCCACCAGTTATCGGGCCGGGCGTAGTTGGTCAGGTTGAGGTCGAAGTTGTCCTTGTAGAACCGGCGGATCAGCCCGTAGCAGTCGTCTGAGCCGTGGACGAAGGAGATGCCGAGGAGGTGATCGTATTTCAAGGTCATAGCGACACCGAGGGGAAGTCGGGCGTGAGGAACAGCCGAGCCGGAATGGTGAAGACTGGACCGTCAATGTCCTCGCGTAGTTGGAGCTGGATCGCCGAGCGGGTCAGGGACATCACTCGCATCATCTTCCAGCTTTGCTGGAGATAGATCGGGAGGTTGTTGGTGATGTTGGTACCCAGCACTCGGTAGCGGATGATCGTCGCCGAGTTCAAACTCCCCCCGGCGATGTAGGCGCTGAAGTAACCGTTGGGGTTCATGATGTTGAGTGTTGGCCGGGAAACTTCCTCGTCCGAGCCATTCATCACACCAGCCATCTTGAGGCCAATCCCCTCCCAGACATTCCCCTGCCACGTTATTGACGCTCCACTGTGGAGGTAGAGGCAGGAGACGCCGTCATTGAGGATGATCTTGAAGAGGTCGACCAAGCTATCGGCGGTCAGCTTCTTGCTGTCGTTGGTATGCTCGTCGACCAGCCAGGGGTTGGTTGAGGCTGCCGTGGCCGTCAGCGAGGCTCCTGCCGACATCAGCACCGCTGCGGTGACAACGGTCCCAGAAATAATGTTTGCTGTGGTGGCACCCTGAGTAACGGAACCCAAGGCAGTAAATTTCTGCGCCCCGCTGAGGGCCATCAACGAAGCTGCCTGACCTAGGGTGACCGTAGCCGTCGTGGTCATGACGGGGTCATCTCAGAGATCACCCAGCCGGTCAGCAGATAGACCGCCCCGGCGAGGATCGCTGAGTGGAAGGTGAGCTTGTTCGCACAGGACTTGGTCCAGTTGTCGCCTTCCAGGTAAAGGCACCCCATCTTGCAGAGATGGACGACTGGGCAGACCTGACAGCCCTCACGGAAGGGGACGACGACCTGCGCCTCGGCAAGGTTGCTGACATGGCCTAGGGGGAGGTTGGGGGTGTTCTGGCAGGTAAGGACGTTGCCCTTGAGATCGACGGCCACATGGTCGGGCCGGTCCATGCCACACCCTTGGCCGAGCCCGGCGAGACGACGGCCTGAGGCAACGGACTTCACGAAGTCCTCAATCTCACGGGTGATGCTGCCATTGGTCAAGGCGCTGCCGTCGATGATCTCGGACAGCAGCGACAGACGGACCTTAGCGTGGTCCTCGTCAGTGAGAGGCGACAGGAACGCCGAGAGGACGCCCTCGACATGGACGAGCCCCTCAGTGCCCACGCCAAAGTCCTCGCGCCCTAGGGCGGCAACCAAATGGTCCCGGATTGCGGAGAGACGGTGGTTGGGCAGCGTCAGCACGGAGTTAAAGCCAACCTTGCCTGGGTGGTGTTCGATCAGCCAGAGGATCGCGGCGCGGGCTTCTGGGCGGTCGAGAGGGTCCTCATGGCGCATCCCCATCTGGCCGGGGCCGTCATGGGAGATCCCGAGAGAGATGTCGTTGGCTTTCACCCACTCGGCCCGCTCCTGGTTGAGCAAGGTCCCGTTGGTGATGATCACCAAGGTCGCCATTAGGTGCCAAAGGCGGAGCACTGAAACCAGACGCTTTAGCTTGGCCCAGTGCAGGAAAGGCTCACCCCCCCAGAACTCGATGCGGAGATCCAGGTTGGGGTCGGGGAGCCACCACGTGGCCATCTCGGCGAGGAAGGTCTCGACGTTGGCAGTGCTGGTCTTCTCCTCGCTGTGCGGCGTTTGCAGGCAGTAGGAGCAGGCCATGTTGCAGGCCAGTCCCATCTGGATCTTCAGGACCTGGGCAGGCTTAGAGGCACGCGGCGGCTGGGCAACCTCGACAGGTTGACCCTCGATCACCAAAGAGGAGTTGGCAGTGTCGTAGCTCCCCTCAGCCTCACGGCCATTGGCGGCCACCAGCTTGAGGAGGAATTTCATTGGACGGTGACCGTCAGGTCAGCGATGCCAGTATAGAGCTTGGTGCCCGCCTTGATGCGAAAGGACTGCCCCGAGGTCAGCCCAAGGGCTCCCACCTGGAAGGAGCCGACGCCACCGGTGATCTGGGCACGGCTCAGAGGCAGGTAGCCCCCGGTGTTCTCCAGGTAGACCTCGAAGTCGTCACCAGGGCAAGCAAGCTGGTAGGTGGCGTAGCCACCAGCGGCAATGGTCGCCGGCCCAGTCAGGGTCAGGGCGGGTGCCGTAGCCGGCATAGTTGTCACGATGGGGAGGGTCGAGGTAATCACCGGGGAGAGCTGGGTCGTCAACACGATGGTGCAATCCGACAGAAGAGTGGTGGTCTTGCGAGGGACGTAGACCAAGGCCGCGTAACTCTCTTGAACCTGCTTGGCCAAGTCACCGGCTTGAACCTTGGAGGCCGCAGTCACAGCAAAGAGGTTGAAGGCTGGTTTCAGCAAGAGCTTCGGGAAGTCGAGGGCTACGCCGAAGCAGGCATAGTCCCCCCAATCACCCCGGTTGGACAAGGTTAGAAGGGAGACGGTAACTGAGGTGGACAGCACCAACTCTTGCTCTGCCAGGGAGGGGTCAATAGTGCCGCCATCGACAGGTTGGGAGTCCTGCGGACCCGCTACCCGGAAAGCCGACAGGGCAAACGAGCTATCATCGAGCTGCTTAAAGATCAGACCGAAAGGCCAAGAGGCTGCTTGTTTGATGAAGAGGCTCATGATGCTGTCCTAGGCGTTACAGTCGCAGTTGCAGTTGCAGTTCCAACAGTTGTTTGTGATCGTAATACCTGTGCCCGTGGAGTTAAGCGTTGCAACAGGAGTTGCAGTTGTCCAGCTAAACCCCCCACCAGGACTACCCGGTGCAATCGTGGTGATGGGGAGCTTTTGATTGAACACCGCCGCGAGGTCTGCACCGGACGCGAT